CCTACTGGCAAGCGAACAAAATCCACTACGAAGGGAACGATCAGCTCCGCAAGCTGACGAAGGTCGAGCTGGTGAGCATCGGAAACTTGAAGCACATCCCGGGCAGGATCATAAAACCAGTCAGACCGACGATCGGAGACTTCCCGATCAAGCCAGTGAAGGACACAAGCCTCACGAACTACATCGGGAACACTGCGGTCAACTGGGACGTCAAAGGAACGTACAACGAAGTCCAAGACAAGACGGAGGACGTCTTCATCAGAGGGCACGAGAACAAGGTGATCACCGGGTCGCGCTTCGTCAACATCCAGAACTCGAACCGCGTCGTCGTGCAAGGTGAGTATGTGACCGTGATCGGGACGGATGACATCACTGTCAAAGGTGACAACGTGACCGTGATCAACGGCGTGCTCTACGACGGGGACAAGGCTCGCGCTCTGTTCAATATAATCGAGGGCGGAGAGGATGAGATCAGAGCGATCGACACAAAGTCCGAGATTAACTTGATAGAGTCGGGAGAAAATAGTAATTTAAATAGATTCGCAGAGAACCCGATCAACATGATCGACAGCGAAACGGGTCTAAACAACGTAATTTTAACAGATGGGACTAATCCAAGTAGACGCTAAAATGAGAATAAAACGGTCGACTATTGCAGCGACCGTTCCGACTTTAGGAAACAACGACGACCACACCGACGGGAGCTGGAGCGACGAAGACATCTACACGGGGGAGTTCTTCTTCAACGTACCGGACAAGAAGCTCTGGATCGGAGGCGAACTCGCACCGGAGGAGCTGGCGTTCAAGTCTGACATCGTTGCGAGTCAAGACCTCGGAAGCTCCGATCTGGTCTCTGCTGATCAGGTGAGGCTCTTCCAGCTCTTCGGGAACACATTGAACGACAACCTGACGATCGTCAACGCATCGCTCCAGACTGTCGCACAGTTCAAAGGAGACCGGAACACGTGGCTCGCAGGAGCGAACACGCTCATCGGATCAGGAGGTGCTCCTTCGCAGCTTACCTTCGGAGGGAACAACGCTACGATCTACGCGGGGAACGGGAACTACCTCGACACAGTGGTCGGCTATCGTCACCGCTTTTACACGTACGGAACTTTGAAGGGTCAATGGGACACGAGCTGGCTGTGGATGTACACAGGCTTGAAGATGCAGAACAACAACATCGAAGCAGGAACGGGTGCAGGGACTAAGATCGGAACGGCGGCTTCTCAGAAGCTCGCGCTCTTTGGAGCGACTCCGATCGTGCAACCTACAACAGCACACGCTTCGGCGACTGAGACGATCAATCTCGGGAGCAACATCACAAACACGTCAACGTTCGACGGGTACACTCTCGCGCAGATCGTGAAAGCACTCAGAGACCTCGGAATATTGCAATAAATTGACACTATGATAAAGACGAAAACAGCACAGACAACGAACGCGAGGAAAGGACTCGCGGCGATCGTGTTCTTCAAGATCAACACGATCATCTTCAACTACGACGCCGACCAGATCAAGGTCATGGTGCAGACATACACGGACGAACGTGAAGAAGGCGCAGAGGAAGCTCTGTACGTTCCTTTCGACAGTCCGATCACCGTCGACTTCACGATCGCGGAGTTCCTGACGTTATTCGGGACGAATACGCTCAACGACTTCGACGCGAACAAGTACGCGATGCTGATCGGAGAGATCGACAAGGCGAACAAGGGCGAAGGAAACTATGAGAACAAGGTCTGGGACTTGACAGCCGCAGACCTCGAAACAGTATAAAACGAGGAACAAATGGCGAACGAATTCAACAGGAAGTACAACATCGCGGACGGTGACACGAAGATGATCGTGCACAAGAACGGAACAGGGAAGAACCCGACAGTGGTCTCGGTTCAACTGATCACGGACGCGACCTTCGACGGAAACAATACGAAGGCGAAGCTCTTGCAGTCAAATGATCCAGAGCTTGATGTTGATCTATGGAACGAACTCCCAGAGAATCCGATCACACTGAACACTGGAGCGGGGTCTGCTTTATTGCAGACGCTCTCGTTCACTTGCGGCTATCTTGCCGTGAGTATCGAAGCAGGGAACGCGACGACCGGAGTGATCACAATCATCGAACAATACAATGGCTAACAACGTAGAACAAGAACTGGTACTTCCGGGAGGAGGAGGAGGATCAGGATCAGCTCCGAGCGATCCGATCAACTACCGCGCGGACAACTACTCCGGGATCGTGGCGCTCGCTACGAATCCACAGCTCAACGAACTCGCCTACGCGAGAAGCTCGGAGGGGACGCGCTGGCTGCCGGGATCACTCGGCGGGACTTTTTTTCCTGCTGGTCTTTATTACTATGACGGCGCGAGCTGGGTCTCTGATCGTGAAGCGATCGCTGAGCAGCTCCAGATCAACGTCGACGACGTGGATCAGTTAGAGCTTGACGTTGCAGCCAACGACGCAGACATCGCAGCGCTCCAGAGTGGACTCTCTGCTGAGACTGCTGCAAGGATCGCCGCAGACGCGAACCTCCAGAGCCAGATCAACGGACTCGGCGGAGGAGTTCAGAGCGTGACCGGAGCACTGGTCGACAATACTGACCCAGCGAACCCTGTCGTCAATCCTTTGACGTACGTCGAAGAGTCGACGATCATCGCGGGAGATGCTTCCGGGGTCTGGGTAGTGAGAGCACTCGGCGCTCAGTATGCGAACAAGGACGTCGAGATGAAGGTCTACCGATCAACAGGGAACACGACGGAGACGATGGGAGTCAGAGAGGTCGGCTCGGCTGTTCCGAAGTTCTTCCCGATCAGAAGATCGACGACGCACTTCGAGGTGAAAGCAGACGCGAACGGAGACATCGAAATAATCAGCACCACACTCGACACAGTGTTCGAGGTGACGGGCACAAAACCGACGCAATAAATGGGAGCTTTGAAAACATACAACGCACAGGACGTAAATCTGAACCAGCTCAGCGCAGAGATCGCTGCGGCAGGATGCGTTCAAGACTTTAAAGGCGTGACGAACGGCAAAGGGTCGGACGTTTACGTCGTACACGGGACAGCTCTGACTGATGAGTCTGCTCTCGATGCTATCGTCGCGGGTCACACTGCGGTCGATTTGCAGCCTCTCTCGCGAGAGATCGGACAGAAGAGAAGGCGGAAGGACTACGGCGTGCTCTTGCACGATCTGGTAGCCTCTCAGCTACGTCTGGATCGAATATCGAACGATCCCAGCCTTGCAGCTCACGCAGCAGAACGCGCTGCGAGTTACGTGCATTTCGTGACCCTCCAGAAGAACATCGACGCGGGGAACTTCATCAGCGCGTACGAAGATGTGAACGGCTTGACGGTCGAGATGGGTCTCACGATCCAACAGATCACGACGTACAGGATGATCGTCGCGACATATTTGACTTCGACAGGCAACTACACGGACGTCTTCGGAAACAAGGTACGCGGCGGACAGTACGACGAGCTGAAAGGGAAGCCGCTCGACGTGAACTACTTTATCATCGAATCATAAAAACGAACTAAAATATGGCACTATTTGTACATACTTGTGAGAAAAAGAAGCCGAGCTTGCTGAGCCGGATCATCAGAAAGTCAGGAAACCCGAGAACGACACACTCGGCGCTTCGTATGCGCTACGGCTTGACGACTTTCATCTATGAAGCACAGCGTCGCGGGGTCTACCCGAAGAGCGTGCTGACATGGCAGCAGAACTTCAACTACAAATACAGGACTTTCGAGGTCACAGGCGTCGACATGGACGTCGTCTTCGAGATTCTGATGAAGTACAGCGGCTACAAGTACGGAGTGCTCGATCTTCCTCGTCACTGGTTTTACCACAAGACCGGACTCTGGCTCGGGATCAATAAGGAGCACAAGAGAGTCGTGTGCTCTGAGATCGTGATGCTCGTGCTGGAAGACCTCGGAGTCTATAATGGAGAAAACACGCACCGGATGACACCGGAAGGCGTGCTCGAATATTGTGAAACATACCTAAAAGAAGTAAAAAGTCCATTATGAAGGAAAACATCGACCTGATCGCAGCGTTCTCGGGGGGAGTAGCTGCATTTTTGAAAGCAATCAAGAAGCGCCTGAGCGTGAAGATCATCGTGATCTCCGCGATCATCGGCGCGTTTTTCGGGTTCGGGACGATCGGACTGTTGAGCATCTTCCTCGACAAGCTCTCGACGAGCGTGATCGTCTTCGCTTCCTTTGCCTTCGGCTGGGTAGCGAACGAAGTGACGGATGTGCTGGAGGAGGCTGTGAAAGACGGCTATGACTTCGCGAAAGCATACACGAAAGCACGTAAAAAACCAAGTACTAACGAAGATAAAAAAGACGAAAATGAGTAAAAAAGCGAACTACATCAAGAAGGAGTTCGGCGCTGGATATTCTGACAGCTACCCGGACACCGTGGCGACCCTGATCAAGAAGAAGGTCGAAGTGAAAGTTGAAGCAGCGAAGGGAGACCTCGTTCTTCTTGTCACTAAGAAAGGACACGAGAACACAGCCGGACACGTCGGGAAGGTGACAGCAGTCCGCGCGAAGGACTACTCCTTCGAGACGATGATCAACGGAGAGGTGAAGACGTTCAAGATGCCGTACAACTTCCTCGCGAAGTCTGGGATGGTTACAATCGGATTTTATACTACTAAATAATGGCAGAAGAGGTTGCAATAATATCGTCCTTTGACAATGACGACACGGTCAGAGGTATGCTCGAAATCGAGAAAGCAACCGCGGAGACTGTCAAGTCTGTCGAGGAGCTGGAGGACACCTACAAAGACCTCCAGAAGCAGATCAAGAAGACGAAGCCGAACTCGAAAGAGTGGAAGAAGCTGAACAAGGAGATCACCGCGACAGAGAAAGCACTCGACGGAGCGAATAAGGAGCTGAAACAGACCGACAAGTCTGCGAAGGCTGCCTCCGGTTCGATCGCTGAGATGCAAGAAGAGCTTGAAAGTCTCACGGATCAGATCAGCGGAGTCGCTGTCGGTTCTGCTGAGTTCGACGAGCTGTCCTCCAAGATCAGAAAGCTCGACGGAGAACTCTCGACGGCGAACGAGTCGCTCGTGGGACTGTCTTCTGAGGACAAGGCGTCCCGGATCGGGCAGCTCGCCGGAGGTCTCGGAAGTGTGGCAGCCAGCGCTGCCTTGATCGGAGGAGAAGACTCAGCGATCGCTGACTTCTTCGGAGGGATCGAGAGCGCTCTCGGGATCATGGTCGGGTTGCAGGGTGCGATCGAAGCAGTCGCCGCAGCGAAGAAGCTGATGAGCGTCGCGTCTATTCAAGCCACAGCAGCAACGACAGCAGAGACGGCTGCGATGGGAGGAGCTGCGGTCGCTACCGGAGCACAGACCGCCGCAACAGGAGCAGCGACGACGTCCATGTGGGCGTTCAACGCGTCACTCCTAGCGAATCCGATCTTCTGGATCGTTGCCGTGATCATGGCAGTCGTGGCAGCGTTCGCGATCCTTGCATCGTCAACGAAAACAGCCGCAGCAGAGCATGAAGAGATGAACGCAGCACTGGAGCGGCAGGGCGAGCTGATCGAATCGAACAGGAAGAGCAGAGAAAGAGCGAACGCAGCGCTCCAGAATGAACTCGCCAACAAGGAGAAACTCCTGCAAGCTGAGCTTGATCTTCTGGAAGCGACCGAAGATCGAGGAGTTGAGGAAGAGGCGAGGATCAGCGAGTTGAAGAAACAGCTCGGAACGATCGACGAGGAGTCTCTCGACATTTTAGGCGAGGAGACGCGCAAGAGAATCGACGAGAACACCAGACTCATGACTGACCAACTGAAAGCAGCGCAGAAAGGCGTGACGGCAGTGTGGCAGGAGGACTGGGGGTCGCCCGATTTTGACTACGGAAAGGTGCGCCAGTACTTTAACGACGTGAATGATCTCCAGCTAAAAGCGACGAAGCTCTACCAACAAGCGAACGAAGCTACAACTGAGGAAGAGCGTCAGGAATACATCAAGCGAGCACAGACTGTCGAGGAGCAAGTGACACAGAAGACTGCACGGATCAAGAGCAGGCTCGAAAGTATCAAGAGAATCCTCGGATCAGATGCCGCTGAGCAGATGGAGACCGTGATCGAAGACATCACGAAATTCGGAGACCGTGCCAACGAGTCCGCGGACGCTATGGCTGAGTACCAGCAAGCGCTCGACAACTTCTCGACGGACAACATGGTCGAGGAGCTGCAAAAGTCGCAAGAAGCAGAGGAAGAAGCAGCAAAGAAACGAGAAGAAGCTCGCAAGCGCTGGAAGGAGTTCATCTCCGAGCAGATGGACTTGCGTGAAGAGCTGACGATGGAGCTGCTGAGCGAACAAGATCGAGAACTTCGAGAGCTGGAACTATGGCTCGCAGAGAAGCAGAAGCTCACAGGCAACGACGCCGAGCTTCAAGCTCAACTTGCTGAGGTCTATGAGAAGAAGAAGCAGGAGATCACGGACAAGTTCGCAAAGGAAGAAGAAGAGAAAGCACGAGCGCGAGCTGCTGGTCTTTTAGAGATCGAGCGGACGCTTGTCAACGATAGGAACATGATCGCCTCGATGCAACTCGCCGCCGCTGTCGGTATGGCAGAGGAGGAAACCGAGGCGAAGCTCGAAGCATGGAGCAAGGCGCTAGAAGGGAACAGAGCTATCTCTGACCAAGAACTCGCCGATCTGAGAGAAGTGCTCGCGAAACGTCGCGACGCGATCATCGAAGGGATCAATCAAGAGCGAGAAGAGCGCAGGATCGCAGCACAACAGGAACGCGACGACGCGATCCGGGACGCTGAGGAGAAGATCAAGACGCTGCAAGAGAATGGACTCGCGGAAGCGGACGCTCAGAGACAGCTCGCTGACTTGAAGCTCCAGATCAACGCGAACTACAACGCAGCGATCCAAGACGCGGACGATCAAGCAGCAGCAGATCGACGTGCAGCTCAGAAAGACTACCACGACGCGGAGCTTGCCGCAGAGGAGGAGCAGAAGGCGAAGCTCGAAGAGTTGAATCAAGCGCACCACGACAAGCTCATCGAGGGACTGGAGACTATCTCCTCAGCTCTCGACGAATCGGTAGGTCAATTTGAAGGCGCTCTGGGACAACTTGCCGGAGCTGTCTCTGCTGGTGTTTCTCAATTAGGCGGTGCACTACTAGGAATGAAGGAGCAGATCGCAGAGATCAAGGCGAAGACGGCGGAAGGTGTCACTCTGACACCGGAAGAAGAGCAAGCTCTCAAAGAATCCACAGCTCAGGCTGTGAGCGCTGTCGTCGGAGCTGCTGGAGCTGTTGCTCAGGGAATCGTCGACACGATCGCAGAGAGTAACAGAGCGAAGGCTGAACTGGCTCTTCAAGAACTAGAAGCAAATAAACAGCGCGAGCTGGAGATCATCCAGAACGCAGAGGACGCCGGGACGCTCACGAAGGAGGAAGCGGACAAGAAGCGCCAGCAGCTAGAGTTCAAGGCAGCGAAAGAGAAGTACGACATCGAGAAGAAGGCGTTCGAGAACGAGAAGAAGGCGAAAATCGCGACGGCTGTGATCAGTGGAATCACTGGAGCGGTGTCAGCGTTCGCTGGAGCGATGCAACTCGGACCGATAGCTGGTCCGATCGTTGGAGGTATTCTCGCCGCGGCTGTTGCAGCGATGACAGCGGTCAACGTTGCCAACATTAAGAAGACGAAGTTCGGAGGCACACCACCAAAACCAGCAACGGGCGGAGGCGGTGGTGCTGGAGGAGCTGCGTCAACTCCTGCCGCAGTCAATCCGGCGAACCTTCTCCCGACAGGATCGGAGAGCGGGAACGAACTCGGAACGAATCAAGGCGGAGGTCAACAAGGACAGCCTCAGCAGACGACGATCAAGGCGGTCGTGGTCGAAACGGATATAACAGACACACAGAACAACGTGAGCGCGATCGAGGAGCGCTCCGAGTTCGGCTAAAAAAGAGAACTATGAAAACATTCAACGGGAAACCATTGTACGACATCGTCGCCGATCCGAAGAGCGAGGAGTCAGGGACGAACAGGATCGACTTCGTGAGCAAGCCAGCAAACAAGATGCCGCTGCTCAAATTTTCGGACGTAGAAGATCAGAAGGTGAAGCTGGAGTTCAGCAAGGAGCGCCGACTGGTGACTGCTGTGATCATGCAGCCAGACTTCCCGATGCTACGAGAGAAGAACGGCGAACAGTTTTACGTTCAATTCCCAGCTCCGACGATCGAGTTCATGCGCGACAAGTTCATGATGCTGATGAAGCTGCACGAACGAGGAACTGAGCACGCTGAGGAGCTTGACGATATGGATGCGCCACTCGTGGAGACGTGGATCGTCGACAAGTCGAGAGGAATCTCAGCACCGGAAGAACTAGCAGCACCCGACGGGAGCTGGATCGGGACGTTCCGAGTGATCAACGACGACGTCTGGAACAAGGTCGAGGACGGGACGTTCTCTGGTGTTTCACTGGAGGGAATCTTCGACTTGTACGAGACTTTCAGCTCGATCGACAACAAAGTCGACGAGCGCTTGAATAATTTGTTCAGAATTACTATCTTAAATAGAGACCTTTCGGTTGTAGATAAATTTAACGCGTTAAAAGCACTATGTGTCGAGACAGAAAAATAATCTACGCCGAGGACGAAAAGCGTGCAGTGTTAACTGCGTTGAAATCTAAGGGAACGAGACGACCTCCAGACTGGAAACTGATCCACAGCGAACCATGTGATGAGAACGAGCTGTCGTTCGATCACGCGAAACTGGTTAAACGACTGGCGGAACGTTACAGGCTAGAGGATCGCGAGCAGAAGTTCGCGATCGACGTCGTCAGCAATCCCGAAGCCAACAGCGCACTAGACAAGGGCGTGCTCAAAGTCAGGTATCGGTATGTGCTCGCAGCAGAGCACAAGGGCGAGCCGAAGATCAAGCCGAACAGCAGAGAATTCTGCACCGTATTGATCAATCAGGACAAGCTGTACCGGATCGAAGACATCAACATGATGAGCTTCCGCGGAGTGAATCCGATCGCGAAGCGAAACTACTCGATTTTTCGACTCCGCGGACACTGGAACTGTCGCCACACATGGCAGCGTGAGGTTTATCTCATAGAGCGAGATAACACGACTGTCGAAAACAACCCACTCATAAACAAAAATTTAGAGATGAGCAAAGAAAAAAAAGGAATCGTGAAGAAGTTCATGGAACTGATCAGCACGAACAAGGAGTCGCTCACGATGAGCGAAGTCGTAGAGCTTTCTCAGGAGCTTGTGAAGAAGGCAGGCTTGAAGCTGAAAGAGTACACTGTCGGAGATAAGACTCTCCGCGTCGAAGGTGAGACTCTTGAAGAAGGAGCTGCTGTCGCGTGGGTCGATGAGAACGGAGAGATGATCCCGATCGAGAACGAAGAGATCACTGTCGCAGACGGTGACAAGACTGTCGTGATCGTCGTGAAAGACTCAACGATCTCAGAGATCAAAGAGCCAGCGAAAGAGGACGACGAGGAAGAAATGAGCGAAGAGGAGAAGAAGAAGAAAGAGGAGGAAGAGAAGAAGAAGCTCGAAGAAGAGGAGAAGAAGAAAAAGAAGAACGAGTTCAACGCGGAAGAAGCGTACAACGAGCTGAACGAGAAGTTCGACAAGTTGAGCGAAACGCTGACGAAGGGACAGGACGACAAGTTCTCCAAATTCTCAGAAGACCTTCTGAGCGAGATCAAGTCGATCCCAGCTCTGAAAGGTGAAGGAGTAAAAAATGATTTTTCAAGCGGGTCGGGAGCTGACAGCGAGAACAAATTCTCGCATCTAGCAGGAAAGCCGATCAATTAATTAACCGACCCACAAACGGGTCACAATTTTTATTTATTATGTCTTATGATGTATCAGCCTTAACGGACTACGTGAAGGAGAACGCGGACAGAATCCTAACCCGCGCAGTGTTGGGTATGCGTTCCGCTAGATTTATGACTGTGCAGCCGGGGATCAAATCAGCAGAGAAGATCGCCAACCTATTGAACGAAGCCTCGCTTCAAAGTGGAGCTTGTGGATGGAATCCGACAGCGACTACGACCCTAGCGGATCGTACGCTAACTGTCGAGGACATCATGTCACAAGAAGCTCTTTGTACTAAGAAACTAGAGAAGAAGATGCTCCAGTTGAAAGTTCGCAAAGGAGCGATGGCAGGAAACGAAGATATGCCGATCGAGCAGCTTTGGACGGACGAGAAAGTGAAACAGATCAACAAGAACATCGACATCTTGATCTGGCAAGGAGACAAGGCGCTAGTCGCTGATGATGTCCGCAAATGGATCGACGGTCTCTTGAAGATTCTCGACGCAGATATGCCTGCGGGGAACATCATCGCAAGAACGGCGTCTATTATCGACGACATCGACACCTTGTTAAACACTACGCTACCAGAGGACGTTCTGGGAGCTGGGAACACTTTGACGGGGTACTTGTCGATCACGAACTTCGCGAAGTTGACGACGGAGATCAGAGACAAGAACTGGTTCCACATTCCGAGCACTGACCTCGGTGACTTCACAATGCGCTACCCGGGTATGCCGTTGGACGTTGTGGGTGTTACTGGTCTACAAGGGAAAAACCAGATTTTGATTGGATCGGCGGAGAACTTCTTCATCGGTACGGACATGGAGGACGACTTCGAGAGCGTGAAGTTCTGGTTCTCGAACGACAACAACGAGCACCGCTTCCACATGAACTTCCGACTAGGTACTCAGGTAGCCTTCCCGGAGGAGATCGTGGCAGCAGGAGACGCGGCAGGAGACCTTGTCGTATAATTGAATTAAAAACCCAGAGAGCGGCGTGATGTCGCTCTCTATAATATTTTAGAATTATGCCTTGTATAATCACAGAAGAGTACACGCTGGACGATGAATGTCTAGTGAGCGCGTCCGGGATTTTAGAGCTGGATGTAATAGCGCACAAAAAAGGAGAGGCGACCTTCTCAGAATCAGAAGATGCTGGTGAGGGTGGTCTAGTGAACGGTGTCTTGACCGGATCGGACGCTGCAACTGCGGCGAACTGGAAGTCGATCGAACAAGAAGTGGAGATCGCTGAGGCGACTGAAACTCTGGAAGGAAACAGAGAGAACGGTGCAGCAGCTTATTCTCAGAGCGTCATGATCACAATGCACTACGGCAGCGACCCTGTCAAAAATGCACAGATTCGTCGCTTCATGGAGGAGCTAGTGAAGACGAACTCCGTGGTGGTTGTCACTATGCAGGACGGCTCGAAGCGTATCTTCGGACGAGACAATGGTCTCCGCGCCCTTGAAGGTACAGGAGGAACTGGGAAAGCGATGACTGACTTGAACGGGTTGCAGTTGACACTGTCCGGGAAGGAGAAGTCTCCGTCCGCTCCGTTGAGAATCAACGAACCAGACGCGCCGAAATTGACAGCAGGCTACCAGCCGATCGCAATCTAATCATGATTAGAGTCAAATCAGGCGAGAATATCCTATACGCCACACTCTCCGAACGTGAGAGTGTGGCTTCTCCTGTTTATAGCTTGAAGCTAACGAGCAAGGAGAACAAGAGCAACCCGAAAACGGTCACACCGACCGACCTCTCCGTCGCCGGGGAACGGGTCAACAAGCTCCGCATCGAAGTCGTGACTGACTCGAACCTCGAAGACCTACCGAACGGTCTGGTCTTTCTCAACGGCGGCGACTATCTCTACGAGATACGCAACAACGAAGACAAGCTACTGGAGAAGGGCGTGCTGATGTACGACACCACACTCCAGTCAGAAGACTATACAGACAACAACGTCACCGAAAAAGTGTACAATGGATAAGAAACTCAACAAGCAAGCGCTCCAGATGAGCATGAACGAAACAGCAGCACCAGCAGAGAAGTCGGTCAAGGTCGACTTCGGAGCACTGGGAAGTGTGAAGGACATCCACACGCCAGTCTTTAAAGAGGACAAGAAGGCGCAGATCATCAAATACGGAGCGAAGAACTTGTACCCAGACTTCCTTCTTGATCTATTTCTGAACAAGTCAGGGAAGCATCGCTCGATCATCGAGAAGAAGGTCACAATGGTCGCCGGGCAGGGTTTCGAGTATGATGAGAACGAAGAAGAGGCTGTTCGATTCTGGGAGAACTCCAGAGGATCGCACACGCTTGACGATCTTGCAATCTTGAACTCTACCGACGACGAAGTCTTCTACTATGCCGGACTGATCGTCCGATGGAACTCAGACCGCACAAAGATCGCCGCGATCGACTTCGTCCCAGCTCACAAGCTGAGGAAAGGAATCAAGCCGCGGACGTGGTGGGTGTCTGACAACTGGCAGCACTACAAGAAGCCAGAGTCGAAGACTAGAATGTACAAGGAGTTCAGCAAGCAGAAAGGACTCCCGAAAGAGTGGGACGAGATGGGCGAAGGACAGCAACGTCTGGAGCTGAATCAGGTCGTGATCTTCAAGAACGTCACGATCGGCTCGGATTCATATCCTCACGTCCCCTATCAGCCGTACATCCACTACTTGCTCGCAGACTACCAGATCGGGAAGTTCACACTCAACAACGTGAAGAACGGCTACACAGGAGGCTATCACATCGACTTCGTGGGAGAAGTGCCGGAAAAACCAGAGAGACAACAGACGAAGAAGGACTGGCTGCGTGAGTACACGAACAGCGAGACCTCGAACGTCGTGTTCACATGGACGCCACCGGACGCAACTCGCGGGACGACCTTGACTCCTCTCCCGACTAACGGATCAGAGGACGCCTTCTTGAATGTTGACAGGCAAGTACTCGACAACATCTTCATCGCTCACCGAGTAGTGAGTCCGATGCTGTTCGGAATCCGTGAAGCTGGAACGCTAGGCGGACGAGCTGAGCTTGAAGAGGCTCTCCAGATCGCACAAGCGACGGAGATCACTCCGAAGCAGAACAAGATCGAGAAAGTGTTCAACGATCTCGCGAAAGTGAACGAGATCACGACGACGTTCAAGTTGAAGAAGTACAAGATCACGGAAGACGATGTTCAACAAGTAAAACAGCCGACGACATGAAAATAATCAGACTTTTAGACGTAGAGACGTTCAGAGAGCTGCAACCGATCAACGAGGACACAGACAGCACAACCTTGAAGAAAGTGCTCTACAACGCACAAGAAAGCAAAATACAGGAGTTTCTCGGGACTGCTTTGTACAAGAAAGTGCTCGACCTTGTCGACACTGGAGACATCACGAACCCGCAGAACGCGATCTACAAGACACTACTCGACGACTATGTGAGGAAGGTCTTGTCCTATTGGGGGTACGTTGAAGCGATCCCTCACATGACCTACCAGTTCACGGACAAAGGAGTCCAGCAACGAGACGGAAACCACTCACGAAACGCAGACCGCGCAGCCGTGAAGGAGAAGATGGGGAACGCAAGAAACGCGGCAGAGTTCCAGACGAGCTTGATGATCGAGTGGCTCTGCGACAAGTCCGCGAACATCCCGGAGTACTCAGACATCGACGACGCAGGGATCGCTGCGAACACGAAGCCGTACTTCTCAGGGATGGAACTCGGCTACGGTGAAGACTATGACCGCGACCTACTGGAGCGTCCAGCAAATTAACAACGAAACCCGGAGAACTTTCTCTGGGTTTTTTGTTGTGGTTACATTTATTCGTTTATATTTGTGACTGCCAACGCAAACGACCACCGCGCCGCGCTCATAGATAGGAGTCCGCTGTGCGCCGTGTTAGTGAAGAAGGAGAGACTCGCGTCTCTCTTTCGCTTTTTTATGCGTATATTGCTTTCGTTTTCATATCCTTGTGAGAATGTTGTTTAATGAGAGAAGGCGCTCCGATGTGGTGCGCCTTCTTTTTGTTTCTTAGCTCTCGAAGAGCTTGATCGGTTCGAGCTTGATCTCCAGAGACAGAATCTCGCAGACTCGGATCAGTTCCTCGACTCTCATCGTGTTCCCTCTGAGTCTCTTGTTGAAGTTCGACGGGTGTGTCCCGAGCTTCTCCGCGAGTTCCTTCTGCTTCATCCCTTTCTGACGTAGCTGCTGCTCGATCTGTTCTCTGATTTTATCCATGTACTAGCTCTTTTATGAAGTTAATGTTCTGATCGTTTCGGTGCTTCCAGACCTCGTCGAGTGTGGCGAAGTGCTCACGCGACAGGATCACGGCGTCCTTGATCTCTTGCTTGTCCTGCTCCGTGGTGTCAATACGGAAGATTCTGATCCGATCCTCCAGCGGCAGCTTCTCGAAGTTGAAGAACTCAGCGACCTCGTCTCTGAATGTCTTCGGAATCTCCTCGAACCATGCACGCCCGGCTTCCTTCCAGAGCTTCTTCACTTCGATCTCCATCATCTCTTCCGGGAGGTTCTGCAATATCTTCACGACGAAGCCAGTGTCGAACCCGAGCATCCAGTTGTACCCTTTGCCCTGCTTCTCGTAAATCTGATCGAGTCCTTCGTTCGGCTTGAAGCTGTCGAGCTTGTCCGGGTAGTAGACGTTCTTGATGTCGAACTGGAAGCCGTGACCCATTCCGAGGCGCTTGATCGCGTCCGGTGTTCCTTGGATGTAGTCGTTCGAGTAGTGTGTCTCGTTCTTCTGCACGCCTTCGATCCCGAAGAAGTCACAGATGAGGTCGATCGCCTTGTTTTCCATCGCGTGCCCTTTCTGGATGTACTTCGAGTCGATCTGCTTGCGGAAGCTGAACTTCTGCTCGACGTATATCTCTTCGACTGCTGACTTCGCACCCTTCGAGAGTGCAGGAGGCGCGTCACGTTTCGCGATCAGCTCTTCCTTCTTCTTGATCATGTTCGCCGTCAGCGGTTTCGCTTCTGGATCTTTTTCTCTGGCGATGTACCCGTTCAGCTCGTCGAGCTGCTTGTCTGTGATCTGCGTCGCCGGGTCGAAGTGCATCACTCGCCCGAGCGCAGAACATCGTATTTTCAAATCCTCGTTTTTCATGTTGTTATCGTTTTTTCGACGAGATGCGGTTCAGCTCGACAGCGTTCTCGCGTTCTCTGGTTTTACGTTGCGCCTCGATCTCATTCTCGCGCTGTTTTAGCTCCTCTCGTTCACGATCGGCTGCTTCTGCGGCACTTTCTCCGCAAGAGGTCGCGATGACCGCAGGAGCGACAGATATGACCGTCGCGAGAGTGTAGGCAAATATTCGTTTTTTCATGTTGATCTGAATGTGATCAAGGGAGAGCAGTCCGCCCTCCCTGATCTGGTTACTATTTAGAAGTCGATCTTCGCCGGGTCTGGCATTTCGTGATCTTCCTCTTCTTCGGTTTCGATCTCGTCCTCTTCTTCTTCCTCCGAGTCTTTCGTCGCCTGCTTCGCTAGAGACTGCGCTCTCGCGGACAAGCTCTCGATCAGTTGATCGTAGGCAGCGTCCGCAGCTTCGACTGCTTTCTTCGGGATTTTCTTCCCATACTCGAAGACCGGAACAGAATATTCGATCTTCCCCTTCTTCTCTTCGGTTGCATCCGTACAGCTCACTGAGTGCGTGATCAGTTGAGTCTTGTCCTTTTTGGTGAACTCTCCCCACGCGAACACGGCAGAACCTTTGAGTGATACGTTCCATATCTTGCCGTCATCGGTCAAGATGTAGATGCTCTTCGCATAGTGTCCCCCGGCTTTCTGCACGGTGTCCTTAATGTTGCCGTACTGCCCTTTCGCGATCTGACCACCCTCGAACGACTTCACAGTCAGCTCGTCCTTCGTGATGTCCTCGACTTCGTTCGAGTAGATGCGGCTGTTGCTGTCGTCGTGGAATCCTTTGATCGTGTGGCGCTCCATTAGTACGATGAACTTCAAAGGGAGACCGATCTGCACCTCTTCCTTCGCCTCTCCGTCCCAGTAGACGAAGCACTTGTTGTCGCTTGACCACCAGATATACTTCTCTGCTGGTTTTTCTGTACTTCTGTTAAATTCGTCAGCTCTTGACATAATAATTTTATTTTTTACGGTTAATAATTAGGCGAAGGTGTCTACTCCGCACGCTTTCAATGTCTGCTTCGCGAACTCCTTCAAGCTCCACTCGTTGTTCGTGATCTTCTCGACGTTCGATCTGATCTCTCCGATCAAGTTCAAGTCGTCAGACAAGGACTCGCTCTTCATCATTCCCTCCGCGACCTTCTTCGTGATCGGTGCGAAGCTGTTGTTGAAGTCCTCAGTCGTGAACCATGCGTTCGATCCGTCTGAGTATGTGACCATCATCCCGACAACGTCTCCGTCAGTTCCTTCCGGTAGCTGCTTGTCATTTGCTTCATGAAACTCTGCGAGGCTCATCTCCTTCGCTTCTGATACGATACGCACTCCGGCGTACATTTTTGTGTTTTTTCCCATTTGTTCTAATTTTTAGGGGTTAATACTACCACCGCAACCTCGCAACCCGAAGGAGGCGAGGCGAGAGGCGGTTCTGTTGTTGTTAGCTTTTTAGCTTTTTTTCTAAGCTCTGGCGCTTGTTCATGTCTTTAATCAGACGAGCTTCGCGCTCCTTCTCTTTCGTTCCGATCAGACCGTGGATCGACTTGATGTACGTCCCGCCCGTTCAGATTTTCTTCTGCTTCGGTTTCGGGTGCTTTGGGATCAAGTTCTTCGCGATCGTTGCAGACGCGCTTCTCGGGTTAAAGAAACGCACGAACGGGTAGCGCTTCTGTTCTGTGTTACTAAAGTGTTTTGTGTACATATTACGGGTTTAAAATTTACTTGTTTGTGTATTCTAATTTGACGAACTCCTTGAAGCGTTTCAGCTTCCTCTTCGCTCTCCTCACCATGAAGCGAGAAGCGAACCATCTGAACGGAGGCAAAAACCAGATAAAAGTGCAGCCTGTGATCTCGTACTTGACGAGCTGCTCCAGATCAGGGAACTCGATCACGATCCTCTGAGCTTTATATCTTCCGCTCTCGATCATCAGTCTCATCGCTTCCTGATTCTCGTCAATTTTCTCGACGAGCTGGTCGATGATATTGATCGGCTCAGCTCCATGAGCGAGCGATGTGATCACGGTGTGGAACGTTCCAGACTCTCGGAAGCGTCTCTCTCCGTCCTTGCACTTGTTGATCATGTTGTCGATCTTCTCGTAGTGCTCTTTCGCTGCTCTCTCACTCATAGCTCGATTTTTTTGATGTCTGAGATCGTTGTCCCGATCTTTGCGATCAAGAGCTGGATGCTGATGAAGTTGTTGCTGTCTTTTTTTGGCAGATAGCCGTCGTCGAATGGAGTCCCGATCTCCGACCAGTCGATCGCCAGCAGTTCGCTCTCGATCTCTTTTAATTGTTCAAGCATCTCTGGAGCTGCTTGTGCGACCTTCGCCTTCTTGATCGCTTCGTCCTTGTTCTCCACGGACACGATCGGGAAGATCGCGAACACGAGGCTCTTGTCGACGTTCGGTCTCATCATTAACTGACCACCCTGCACGCCGTCGATCGCGCTCATCGGTGAGTATTCAAAAATCCACTTCATA